GAAATCGAATTTAAAGATTACGACCAATATTCAGATTTAGTCAAAGTAATAGATAAAGTAATACAAGTAACAGAGTTAGAATACGGACTAGAATATAGCAAGTCTGACAAAGGATATGATCAATATAAAATAACGGACGTTTACGAAGGTTAAAAGCATAAGGGGGTAAATTCCCCTTATGTGATTTTTGAAATTTTTTTAAGAGGTGGGGAAATATGCTATTTTACGATTTTGAGGTTTTCAAGGAAGATTGGTTAGTGGTAATCATAGATACAGATAAAGAGATAATAAACGAGATAGTGAACGATAGATCAAAACTGAATGAAATATATCAAGCAAATAAAAATAACATTTGGATAGGTTACAACTCAAGACGTTACGACCAATACATATTAAAAGCAATACTTGCTGGATTCAATCCAAAAGAGATAAACGACTTTATGATAGTCGAAGGTAAAGGCGGTTGGGAGTTCTCGAGCTTACTCAATAAGTTCCCGATAATCAACTTTGACATAATGACTTCTATGCACTCACTAAAGCAATTAGAGGGGTTCATGGGTAACAACATAAAGGAAACATCAGTCCCTTTCGACATAGACAGGAAATTGACAGATATGGAATTAAAAGAAGTATTGAAATATTGTCGTCACGACGTAGAGCAAACAATGGAAGTATTCTTAAACCGCAAAGAAGAATTTGAATCACATATTGGATTAATAAAAGCCTTTAATTTACCAATAAGCTATATTTCCAAGACTAAGGCACAATTAAGTGCGATTATCCTAAATGCACAAAAGCAGCAACACGACGACGAGTTCGAAATATCTATCGTTAAACCACTACGATTATCGAAATACAATTATATTAAAGAGTATTATCTGAACCCAATTAATTTGGACTATGATAAAAAACTAACTACGGAAATATACGACGTTAAGCACATTTTAGCATTTGGTGGAATACATGGGGCAATAGACAACTATATAGATGAAGGATTTTATATAATGTCAGATATTGCGAGTATGTACCCGTCATTAATGATCAATCATAAGATGTTAAGTCGAAATGTCGCAGAACCTAAGAAATTCGAAGAAATCAGAGATACAAGAATCAAATATAAAAGAGCAAAGAACCCACTTCAAACACCTTTAAAAATAGTCATCAACGGAACGTATGGGGCAAGTAAGGATAAAAACAACGCCCTATATGATCCACTAATGGCAAATAACGTTTGTATAAACGGACAGTTGTTAATAGTTGATCTATTAGAAAAATTAGAAATGGCTTTCGGTAATAGACTTAAATTAATACAATCTAACACCGACGGTATACTTGTTAAATTAGAAGATCCAAACGACTACGATAAATATATAACCATTTGCTCCGAGTGGGAAAAAAGGACAGGCTTCGAGTTAGAACATGATAAATACTGTAAAGTGTTTCAAAAGGACGTAAATAACTACATTATAGTAGATGCAAACGGAAAGTATAAATCTAAAGGATCTTACGTTAAGAAACTTAATAAACTGGACTATGATTTACCAATCGTGAATAAAGCACTTGTCAACTACTTCCTTTATAATATCCCAGTTGAAAAGACTATTCTCGAGTGTGACGAATTAAAAGAGTTCCAAAAGATTGTTAAGATTTCAAGTAAATACAAACACGCAGTACATAATGACGAGATATTACACGAAAAGACGTTTAGAGTATTCGCATCAAGAATACGCAGCGACGGGGGTATATTCAAAGTCAAAATCAACACTAGAGAGAAAATCGCAAATACACCAAATAAATGTTTTATAATGAACGACGATATTAATGGTGCGAGTTGCCCACGTGCATTGGATAAGAATTGGTATATTGAAGTAGCGAATAAAAGAATAAAAGATTTCAAGGGGGAAAAATAAGATGTTTAAAATAGGCGATATAGTAAGAGTTATAAAACCAAGTGAATGTTTACCAGTAGATGAAGTTTTTGAGATTACAGAAGTCGACGGTAACATGGTAAGACTTAGGGATAACACCAATTGGGGGTGGTATCATGAGAATAGATTCGTACTAAGCGAAAGGGATACAGAGGGTATAGTATCTAACCCAAAACATTACACACAAGGTAATATTCAAATCATAGATTTTATACAAGATCAAAAATTAAACTTTGCACTTGGAAACGCAATCAAATATATTTGTCGCTGCAATTACAAAGGTACAAAAGAGATTGATCTTAAAAAAGCAATACAATATTTAAAGTTTGAATTAAGGGAGAGTGAATAATGGGAGTTATTGAAATATTAACAGTTTTATTAGTTTTATTAAAAATATTCGATATAACAACAGTTTCATGGTTTTGGATCTTATTACCCGAAACGCTAATGGTAGTAATATACTTTTTATTCCTATTTTGTGCTTTAAGAGTAGCGGGAGGTAAAAAATAATGAATAGAGCAATAGCAGATATTATAATGATAGCGGTAATTTTAACATACATAGCATTTATATAGGAGGAAATTATGAAAGTAGAATTAATGTCACACACACTAGCACCAGCAGCAGTTATAGCAAGTGCTGCTAAACTTTGTTATTCTAAAAGCGGAATAGACGACGTAAGGGAAAAATTAACAATGGAAGAAATAAACCGCTTTTTAGAGCATTTAAATAAAATAGGACACGAAAGTCCATTTGAACACGCATATTTCACTTTTGCGATTGAAGGTATCTCAAGAGCGTGCAGTCATCAGATAGTACGTCATAGGATAGCTAGTTTTTCGCAGCAATCACAAAGATATGTTAAATTAGATCAATTCGAGTACATAATACCACCAGCTATTGCAGCAAGTGAACATTCGAAGAAATTATTTATACAACATATGAATAGAACACAAGCTCTTTATGACGAATTAGTCATTGAATTATTACATAGTGCTTTTGAGTCAGAATATCCCGACGCATATTTCAACTATCAAAGAAAATGGGCGGAATTAAGCGAGGACGAACAAAGAGAGTTCAATTTTGATCTTATGGAGTATATAAGAGATATATTCCCGAGTACGATCCGTGGATTAGAGAAAAAGGCAATAGAGGACGCAAGATATGTGTTCCCAAATGCGTGTGAAACTAAAATGGTCGTAACAATGAACGCAAGATCATTATTTAACTTTTTCAAACATAGATTATGTAATAGGGCACAATGGGAGATACAACAAGTCGCAGAGGCTATGCTAAGAGAAGTAATCAAAGTAGCCCCAGTTGTATTTGCGAATGTAGCTCCTGACTGCGTACATGGTAAATGTGGCGAAGGATCAATGAGTTGCGGCAAAGCTAAAGAAATGAAAGAAAAATATTTATAAGATAAAACGGAGGGTTTTTGGGAAATGGGAAAAGACAACAGAGTGACACAATCAGAAAAGCATTTAATGAGAGAATTATTCAAACAAGGAAAATCAATTACAGAAATATCAATTCAAATGGATAGAAACGAGTTAACTATAAGACGTCATTTAAAAGACGAAATAAAAGCAGCGGTTAAACAAAAACATGATTCTATGATAGGTCGTAAATTTGGAAAATTAACAGTTTTAGAATACGACCATACAGAAAACAATCGTAAATATTGGAAATGCGAATGTGAGTGCGGAAATACTAAAATAGTAAAACATGGTCATCTAACAGAAGGAAAAGTAAAAAGCTGCGGCTGCATTAAGCGAGGACGTCCAAAACTACAAGCTACGGTTAAAATGAAGGAAGTAAAACCAAAGAAAAATCCAAATTCTAAAGGTAGGGGCGTATTTGGATTAGTTCCTTATGAAATAGAGTTAAAAGGTGATTATACAGAAGAAAAACGCAAATTATACAGTGAAGTTAAAGAATATAAAATGTCAAAAGAAGAATTAGCGGAATATTTACGTACAATGGGTTCTCGAGAAGTGACAAGAAGAAAATAAAGGAAAAGGAGTATTTAAAATATGTTTAAGGGGTACATACCGACTAGAGGAAAACGACCAACAGAATCAGTTAAAGGAAGATCACAATTTTATACAATGGACGAGGTTAAAGACTTAGCCGAATATGGTGGGGTTTTAGATGACAATTTTATAATGGTAGATGTTGACGACAGGGTACAGTCTATAATCTTAAAGCAGATCTTGGACGACTTAGAAATTAAATATCATTCTTTAAAGACAACTAGGGGTATGCACTTCTATTTTCTAAATACGAATGTAACATCAAACGCAATCGCAGTCACTACCGCAGTTGGAATAACGGTAGATATTAAAATAGGAACTAAAAACGCAGTAGTTCCGCTTAAACTGGACGGAGTAGAACGAGAATTAACAATAAATGACGAAGTTGATCCATTACCTAAGTTTTTAACCGTAGTTAAACGACTTCCCGACTTTTTCAATATGGAAGAAGGCGAAGGACGTAATCAAACATTCTTTACATATATCTTAAAATTACAAGGTCATGGATTCGTAAAAGACGAAATCAGAGAATGTATCAGATTAATAAATGACTACATCTTAAAAGATCCACTATCTAAATCAGAGATAGACACCATATTAAGGGACGACGCATTTAACAAACCTTCATTCTATAATGAAAAAGGGCAATTTATGCACGATAAATTCGCGGAATTTGTAAAATCAGAAGAACACATCATCAAGATCAATAATAAACTGCATATTTACGTTGACGGTGTTTATTCTGACAAATATGCGGATATAGAACGAGCTTTAA